CTCCTTCCCCCTCCTCACCCCCTGCCTCTTCTGCCTCTTCTGCCTCTTCTGCCTCTTCTTCCTCTCCAGCCTTCTTTGCCTCTTCCTCTTCTCCAGCATCGGTGTCTACATCCGTAGATCCCAGATCACTCTCTTCCTCTTCCTCTTCCTCCTTTGTCTCTGGCTTCACAACTTTTACAGGCTTTGGCTCCACCGCCACCTTTTCCTTAGCAAATCGGTTGATAAAGATACCATTTACCAGAATATAAGGATCATTGACTTGGAACAGGGACTTCTTGAGTTCCACTTCTACCGTATCTCCAATTTCCACGGATTCAAACTCCTCATTGCCCAAATGAAGATCACGGGGAATCTGAATTCGCAGAGCCTTCTGATAGGTCACATACAGACCCATCTTATTCTTTCGGAGCACCTCCCCTATTACCTTCATGCCATCCACAGGATAGTAGACCTGTCCCTTTGCCTTTACGTAATACAGAGCGTCCCCAGTAAACCGACCCGGTTCAAAGTAACCCATTGAATGTGATTCAATTGCTACACTGTTGGGGATCACAAAGCCATGCTCGGAACAGCGATTTTCCAGTGTTTCCTGAAGTTTCTGTAGCAACATACTCTTAACAGTTGTATCTTTACCAATCTTATTCAGATGCTTGGCATTCAGGCTAACCTTCTTTTCAAAGAAGGCGGTTGATTCCATCCTTAGTATAGGATCCTATTGTTTAAGTAGATTATCAAATTTAATCAGACTCTTCTGCTGCTTCAATTACAGGCGCAACAGGAACTGACTTGGCCTTTCTAAGGGTTTTACGGACAGGCACTGCTTCTTCTTCGTCTGGTTCCTCTACTTTGGATTTGGCTTTGGCAGACTTTTTAGGGACAGTTGTTGCTGCTGCTGTTGTTGCTTTTACAGAACGTTTAAATCGCCCCGTATATCCAATTAACCGAGCCTGAACAGGACGGAAAAACCATCGGACATCATTGATCTTCGCATGATCCATATATCGTAATACCAATTCCTGTATGGTACAGGCGCGAATAGGGTTTTCAATTTTCCGAGGTCCGCTGGCAATGACATCCGACTCTAATTCCAAGTTGGCATGGTCTGCCGTTTCAAGAATAGTTCCCAACTCTAAAAGCGTCTTCTGATGATCCGAAATATTGGGTATGACGTGGCACATACGCCCACTGCTACTTATGGAACGCTTTGTCCCAGGCGTAATTTGGTCATTTATCTTAAAGGTCAGTCCCATGTTGTGCGAGGTTAAAAATCCATAGTAGTCTCCTGTCAAGAATCCTGGCCCCTGTTCTAAGAAACGATTAGGAATATCCTTTTCAGCACTCTCAAGCTGGTCCACAATACCAGGATCACAGGGCCCCCCCTTACAGATATACTGGATCGTGGCATCTTTGGGATTGTAATACCGATAGACCCGTGTTTTTGCGCCAACCTTTGTCTTACCGTCCTTTACCATATCCTTGGCTGCAGGTGCGTCTCGTGTCACCAGTTCAATCTGTTCCTCCAGAGTGAACCACGTATCCCACAGGTATTCAATGACAGTCTTGTAAAAGGCTTCCGAATCTCCTCCCGACAGATGAACGGACTTATGAAACCAGTGAATCATCTCCACGATATTCGTATATTTTTTAATAATATTGGTCTCCTTATTCCCCATATAGGTAATGCGTTCCGATACAATATCAGGATACGTGTAACTCTCAGGCGGCTCTGTATCCTTAAGGTCTGTAATCCAGTCATTGATAACAGTCCATATGTCTACTATATCATGTTTGGATTCCACAGGCGGAGATTCGTCCACGTTGATCTCCTCCGCTGCTGCGTGCTCGGGGACAGATGGCTCAAAAAAGTCCCGTTTTACCGGAAAGGCCGCTGCCCGAATCGCCACAGGTATATGAAGATCCAGATAGACGTTTGGCTGAAAGACGTAATAGCCATTACAGTATTTGATATACCCCTTTACACCCTTGTGAACTACTTCAAAGGCCTTATTATCAATGACCGACGCAAAGAGTTCTGCCCTTGCCGCTACAGGAATGTCGCCAAAGATGTCCGACCAGAGCTGGGCCGATTCATAGAACACCTCGCGCGCAAAGAGTTCCCGGAACTGTTGACGGAGCGAGGATTCCCTCCACTTGGCCGCAAACTCACTATACGTGCTATCATCGGCGGCTTCCGGATCCACTTTGATCTTGGGCACACAATCATACATACAACTGTCGTTCCAGTCGCAAATGGCCGTAAAGGGCTTATCATTGATATCTACATCGGGCCTCTCCGTCCCTTTGCTGTCAAACTGTAGAACAGGTTTCTGATCACGGATAATGATGGCATCGTGGTTCAAATTACAGTCAATGGCCCGGATCTTGAGCGCCCGTGTGACATTGCCGACCTCCACGGCCTTTCGGAACGCCACACGGTAACTGTATAGATCGCCCGTCTCCTGATCATCCTCTTCAGGGAATACCGCAGAATACAGATGAATGGTGGTGTTCCGTTGTGTCACAGGGAGCGCCGAATGACTACAGAACCGAATCGCACGACCAATGATCTGCTCCGTGCGATTCAAGTGATACCAGGTATCCAGAATGTGGACCTCCCGAATATACCGCAAGTCTACGCCCTCCCCTGCAATCTGACTGCCAATAATGACTTTCATGAGAGATCCGTTCGCATTTCCTGCTTTGCGCTCCTCGTTGATAGTCCCTGTATTATTGGGCGTCAATGCGTTATTGCCCGTGATGAGCCCGTAGCGTGCCTTGACAAATGTGTGATCGGCGCCCGCATGGTTCTTCTCTTTTCTCTCACAGAGCGCACATTGAAGACCGCCTATTACCTGAACCCTATCCCCTAACAGTCCTGTTGTTCGTCCTGCTGCGGGACTATAGCCGTTGGCCTCCAGGGCAAGAGCCAGTGGAAGCGCTCCCATCGCCACGGTGCGAATATACACAAAGCAGACGCCCTTTGCAGTTGCTAATTGATCCAGCAAAAATGCGAATTTAGGCGAATAGGTCTCCAAGTTCTCCCTGGCCAACCACTTGGCACCCCCTGCCACCCTACTCGTATAGACCACTTCGGATCCACCACTCTTAGTAAACAGGTTCTCTAAAGCATCGGGGGCCAACCTACTCTTCACATCTGCCAGAGTCTCTATGGGCGTTCCCTCCGGATCGGGGGGAACACAGTTACCGGCCTGAATAATGGTTCCAAGAACAGTTGCCGCAATTCCATCCTTCTCGCTGGTCTCCAATTCATCCACTAAGAGGCGACTTGCGGCAAGCGCATCCCCCGTGAGTTCAATGGGAACAATGGGCAGATAATCTTTAAAGACATCCTCTCCGTCTGGAATGGGACCGGCACGAGGTGTCTGGGTAGGATACTCTCTGTCACGGAGAAGAGGTATGTCCTGGGGGTCTAACCGAATCGGGAAGCTCTTGGGATTCTCGCCGCGCATGAAACTGATGTAGCGACTGGCGATATATCCCAGATACTCCTTGCCCTTGGATCGTAGGCTTCCATCCCTGTGAAAAATGAGCTTGTCATCAATCGTGGCCTTCTTGTCATTCGCGAGCAGCAGATTCAGTATGAAAATGATCTCCTTGTAGCTGTTATACATGGGTGTCGCCGTTAAGAGAACCAGCTTGAGTCCCTGGGCATATTTGACCACTTTGCGGAGAAAGGGGGTCATGAATTTACCCTCGGCGACTTCCCCCTTGACCTTCGCGCCTGCCTTGGCGACTCCTGGATCCTCCTCCTCTTCCACAATATCACGGACATTGTGGGCCTCGTCAATAATAAGGATTTTGCCGCTAAAGTGATCATTGATCAGCTTGTATTTCTCCTTTTCTATGTCCTCTTCCGACAGCTCAGGGTCAATGGTCTTATACAGGCTGTCCACGTAGTTCCCAAATTGGACATAGCCCATGATGTTGTAGCGGCGATTAATGGCCCTGCGAATGCGGCGCTCAATACGGCGCTCATCCTTCTCAAATGTCATTCCTGTGAGTTCCAGATAGGTGTTCCCTGTGCATCCCACTTGAGAATTGGGGTCCATGGGGCCTGTTCCAATCGTTGTTTTATTGATATCAAAAATCGTTCTATAGAACCCTTCTTGAATTGTGGGGGGCGCCACTAAAAAGATCTGATCCTTGGGATATGTGTCCAACCAGGCCTCCGCAATCTGGACGGCCGCACAGGTCTTTCCTACGCCGACTCCATGATACAACAAGGCGGACATATAGGGGCTCTGCGGACTCATCAGATTCGCTACAAAGCGCTGAACCGGTGTGACCTCAAACTGGGTCACATCCCCACAGGGATCGTTCTCAGGCTCCCACGTGTCCTGAAGTGACTCGGCAAACTCCCGTTTTGCCAAGAGCTTTTGAAGAAATTCCGTCTCGGCGGCCGTGGTTTCAGGATAGGCGCCCGTGTCATCTTCCCACTGCTTAATGAAATTGGCCGGGAAAAGTCCCTTTTTCTGTAGTGTATCCACTATCTTGTTGCGCACATCAGTATCTGTTTCCGTGTCCCATAGATCTAAGAGTTCTTCGTCTGGAAGCGTCTCAACGTCCATGCTCCTCTACCCTGTAGAACCTAATATTTATAAACGTAATGGGACGAGGTGTGTGAGTGCCTGACTGGCCCGCTGAAGAACAGTGCGCTTTTCAGTGTCACGGCTCCGTATTTTGGTCAGAGCCTCCTCCAAGGAGAACCAGCCGACAGCACCAATTTCCCGATTCATATGAGGATTCGTAGGATCCATAGACACGACTGTCCCCGAGGGACACAGGGCCAAATAGTATTTATGGCAGTAATTGACTTGATTGCTGCCCTTAAACGACTCTACGAGGGGCTCTATGTTCTGGATAATCTGAAAGTCCTTGTCCTTCAAACTGGTCTCCTCCTTGAATTCACGAATCGCCCCCGCCAGATCCGTCTCTGAGGGATTCCGACGACCCTTGGGAAAGCCCCATTCAGGCTCGGTCCATGCCGTCGGATGGGCCGCTAAGAGCCCCTTTACGTCCCCCAGTTGTCTATATTTGCGATAGCTGTTCTCAAAGTCCGTTTTATGAGTGTCGGCGGCTAAGCCCCAGACACTCGTCCAGAGCTGCTCAAAGGTCAGCGCTCTAATCTTTTCGTGTTCCCCCTGGGTCATGTTCTCAAGTAGAGAATGAAGATAGTCCCGTTCCACAGTAGAATATTTGCCGCGCACAAATTCAATGAAAGACAGGGAGTCTCGCCGGCAAATCAAGAGATACTGGACAGGTTGCCGGCCGGGAATGAGCTGTTGGGCTTCTGATAGCAGGGTGGAGTGTAGTGTAGTGGTAGAGGAGGCATCCGTGAAGCGCATCGCAATGAGTCCATAGCTGGTGATAGGATATTTACAGTCCCTGAAAAAATGGCCCTCTAACCCACAGTTGGAACAGATCATGGATCGGCTATCATGATATCGTTTGTATGACATGGAGGTCCCTTAGAGTAAGTAGTTTAGAGTCCCTTTAGACTTGGACTAACCTACCTGTGGCAAAATATATACTAATAGTTTGCTATAGATAGAGTAGGGATCATGCAGTTCAGTCCTAACGTCTGGGGACCCTTTTTCTGGCATACAATTCACGTGGCGGCCCTGGGCTATCCTCAACAGCCCTCCTATACGGAGAAAAAGGCCGCCAAAGAGTTCTTTGAATCACTCCAGTGGATGCTGCCCTGTGGTATCTGTCGGGAGCACTATGCAAAGCATATAGTCGCCAATCCGATTACCACGTTCCTGGACAAACGATCCGACCTCTTTCGGTGGACCATTGATATCCACAATGCCGTCAATGAGAACTTAAAGAAACCCAAGTGGACGGAGCAAGAAGTGTTGGCCTATTACAATCGGCTGGGGAAACGGGATAGGAGTCCCGTCTGGACCAAGGAGGATATGAAGGAGATTGATCTACAGAGTTTTGTTCGGGGCCTGGCCTTTGGATCCATTGGAATCGGATCTATTGCTGGATCCATATGGTTGCTGAATAAACTCAACTATATTTAGGGATGGCTCAAACGAGGAGAGCCAAAAAAATCAAAACCCTGATCCTCAAGCCTCAAATGACAGACAAGGAGATTGAGGCCAAAGAGGGCACCTATTTTGACGGAAAGAACTGTCAAATCATCAATGAGGACGCGGATGTCTATGGCCTCGTGGACGGCAAGAAGCAGCTCTTAGCCAAGTTTCGTAAGAATGTCTTTCCTAAACAAATAACTGAACTCGGTTGGGATTCGTTCTATAGAGCCGCGGCTGCCTCCAGGTCCAGGGGAGCCGCTGCCGGCCCCATCCAGGCCAAGTCCAAATACTGGAAAACCCGGAAACTTGTAGAGACCAATGGCTGGTGGGCCCGTTACAAGTCAGGCAACAAGACCTCCAAGATGCGCGTAAACAATCCTGTGTTCTCCTCGGTGGTCGGCTACTTTGAGGCCACGCCCTTCATGAAACTCCCCTGCCGCTTAACCACCTATACGCAGAACTACTTTGAGGACTACAAACAAGGCCTACCGTTCATTGAGGCCATTGACAAGGAGTTCAAGCACCTCGTGCCCCAGGCCCATGCAAAACAATACAAACGAATCCACGGCACCCCGACCTACCAGATCAAGGACACTGCCTTTTCGTCGGTCACAATTAACCGTAACTTTAGAACAGCTTTACACAAGGACGCGGGGGATTTCAAGGATGGCTACGGGAACCTGACAGTTCTGGAACGGGGGAAGTACCACGGGGGTGAAACCCTGTTCCCCCAGTTTGGAGTAGGATTCAACTTGAGAACCGGCGATTTTATTGCCATGGATGTCCACCAGTGGCACTGTAACACGGACATGTTTGAGACCCCTGAGGACAAGGCGTTTAATAAAACCCTGGACCCCATCAAATACTATAAGACCAAGACGGGGACCCAAGGTGGAGAATACCCCTTCACCCGCATCTCCTTCGTCTGCTATGTCCGCGAGGACTTAAAGAACTGTCAATCGGCGAAGACGAAGGCCTATTACAACCGCATTGGGTTTAAGGACGACAGTTAAGTATCTTGTAGAATGTCCGAAGAACAGTTCAAAGGCAATTTAGAGATTCGGAGACAACTGTCCGAATCTCTGGCTTCTAAGAAGCCGCTATTGATTTGTCGGGTGTCCATTGGGGGGGAGGCCGAGATCATCAATGACTATTTTTTGAAGAAGATCCAGCAGCTTCACGTTTGGCAACTGAACCATATTGCGGGCATCCATCTGACGTCGGAGGCCGATCTGAAAGAGTATGTCATGGCCTCCTTGAGGGCCTGGCAGCATACGACTCTTATGGCCATGTGGGCGGATCGGAAGGGCTGGGCGGCCCAAGACCGACTGATTGACTTGACCAGGAAGCCCATGGTGGAGGCCCAGGCCCTGGAGCCCTTCTATTTTTTGGACAAGGGACCCACCTGGATGGACGTTCTCAAAGGCAAATCTGTGCTCGTTATAAGTCCCTTTGCCAAGACCTTTCAACAGCAACTGGACTCAGGGAACATGAAGAGGATTTTCACTGCAGATTGGTTCCAAGACACATCCTTTTCGTTTATCAAGCCGCCTGTAACCTTGGCCGGCAATCATGGATCCAGGCCTTGGTCTATTCCCTTTCAGGAGTTCCAAGAACAGTTGAGAACTCATGTGACAGCGAATAGGCCCGACTTGTGCCTGGTCTCCTGTGGTGGCTATGGGCTTCCTGTCTGTGACTTTCTATTTACAGAACTGAATACAAGCGCCTTCTATGTGGGGGGTGCTCTTCAGCTCTTCTTTGGAGTTCTGGGGAATCGCTGGCTCAAAAATCCAACCATTCAGAAATACGTGGCAGCCAACCCTGAGGCTTGGGTCCGTCCCTCAGAAGAGGAACGTCCCCCCCGATTTAAAGAGGTGGAAGGGGGGTCCTACTGGTAGAATAATCTTGTTTACAGACAGAGTTACCATGAGTATGAATATGTTTGGTTATGCGCCACGCGCCCCTACAAGGAACTACTATACGGCGGCCAGCGTGAATGTATTAGATACAAACACTATGAGTTGGACGGCAATTGGCGGATATACTGTTGCCATCCTCATCGTTCTGTTGATTCTGCTTCTATTCATTAACTATACAATCTACCCTATTTTCCAATTACAGCCAGGGGGTCCAGGCTTTATTCGCATCCCCTATATGGAGTCCCAAGAGAAGTATTGGACTTCCCTTAAACCACCCTATGATGATATCAGTGGCAACTGTAAGGTCAATATGGCCTCTATGACGTATAATTGGTCTATGGTGCTTGACCTGTCTATTAAAAATCCCAATATGAATCTTCAGGACAACAAGAATAAGACCCTCTTCCGATTGCTCTTTAATAGGGGAGGGACAATTATTGGAACCCCTGTATTTATGGATGGATCCATTACTGATGTTATTACAGGGCATAACTTGGCCATTGGCCTGCTCCGAGACACGAACGACCTGTATATATCTACGACAACCTCGGTGCCGGTTCCCAATTCTAATACGACTACGCCACAAGAACAGGGCGTATTGATTAACAATATTCCCACTCAGACCCCTTTTCGGATTGGTGTGACGGTCATGTCAACGTATATGGAGGTCTACTTGAATGGAAAACTCGCCAAAACAATCAAATTGGCCTATCCTATCACGGATAGGGATTCGTCTATGCCGATACTGTCCTTTCAAGGCCCTCAGGGCTCTACGCCGAACCAGATTGCTCGTGTTGGTAATTTACTGGTATGGAATCAGGTCATTAGTCCCTCGGTCATGAAATATGCTAAACCAGAACTCATGGAGCCATCTCCTGAGGATACACTGGGGGCGGCGGCTGGATCCTGTGGCGCAAGTCTGTATGACAGTTTGAATGATTTAACAGGAGGGCGTCTCAGTGCTGCTAATCAACAGCTGGATACACTGGGGGCGGCGGCTGCGGATATGACGCTGAATGCGGCGAGGATGGCGGCGACAGGAGTCGCATCAAGCACTTCTACCAGTTAATAAAATCCTCTATTCATGGTAGGGAATGAGCAGCGGTATAGCTGATTTTTATGGCAGCTTTGAATTATCAGAATCGGTTGGCTCCAGTTATATTGTGTGGCCGTTTATTGTATTTATTATTCTGCTTATCATCTTTGCTATTCTATTCTTTAGAAACAGGAGTCCCGGAATTAAGGACTATATGCCCGATGTAGTATCCCTGTCGGATACAACCTATGCCATTGGATCTAATGAAGCCCATCAGATTCTCTTGTCGGGTCCAGGGGCCACATTGGCCGGGCTGTTTAATGTAACCATTGGTGATAAAACAACACAGACGGCCACCTCGGCCACCAATAACTTTTCAACCCTCTTTGGCATGCGAGGCTCCGTGGAATTTCAGTTGGCCCCTGCGAATATCTCCAATCCCAATTCTACTGCGCAGCTCCTTATTACTACAAACGCAAAGGGCCCAGGCAATACATTTGCCACGGAGGCCATTCCTCTGCCACCTCTACCGGCTCAAAAATGGACCTTCATTGCCATTCTTCGGGATGGTCGCCGCTTTGATGTCCTGTATAATGACCAGGTTGTCGGCAGCCATCGCTTAACCTATTTTCCTAATACGGGTATTCAGAACCAGCTCCAGGTGGGCCAGGCTCCCCTGACAGAGAAGTCTCCTGCACGGTTCTTGGGACAGGCGAAGCACCTGTTTGCTTTCAATCGTCGTATGGCGCCTGGGGAGCTCGCAGAACTCCGAGCCAAATATGTAGATACGACGGGAGCCCCTCCCATTCCTCTGCCCTTTCCGTTTCTCCCATTTAGTCTCCCTGGCATCTGTATTCCCGGTCTCCCCTGTAATCCTTTGGATCGGCCACCGCCGAATAGTCTACAGGCGTGGAGTAGTCCTTATGCATAATTAATTATATTCTTAACGGTCCCTCCTACTATAAATTTAAGCCCTTATCCATTATGGATAAGGGCTTAAATTTATAGTAGGGTTAGTGTTAAGAATATAATTAAGCCCCCTCTTTCGGAGGGGGCTTAATTATATTCTTAACGGTAAACAGAATTATGGCAGAATCCAACGCTTCCAAGTCATCCTCCCCTTTTACAGGAACTCTGTTATTTCAAGGAATCATTGCTATTTTGGGACTTGTAGGATTATACTATCTGTATACGTATCTCTTTGTGTCTACCAGTGCCGCTCCTGCTGTCCTTGTAACAGGGAAACAGGTCGCCACCACAGCAGGACCTATTATAGTTCCCGCAAATAATCTACCGCCTCTCTTTACTGGTGGAGAGTTTTCCATTAGCACATGGATAAATGTAAATAATATTAATACAGCCGCCCCTGGAAAGCCCAAATCCATTATTCGTATTGGCGGCCCCAACTTTGATACTGTTCGGATCTATTTGGGCGGACAGGGGGCCCAGTTAATGATTCGGTTTGATACAACACCACCAGGGTCTACGAGCACTACACATAAACTTCCAGCTGCGAGAGCCGCTACAGCCGCTACAGGCAGTGCTGCCGCTGTAGATGCTACCAATTTTTTTAACAGCACGGTAGCCTATCAATCCGCTATTCTTGATACCACCCAGGGTGCCTGTGATATTCTCCAGATTGATATGCAGCGATGGATCTGTCTGGTGGTCACCGTCAATGGTATGTCCTGTGATGTGTATATGGATGGCAAGCTCGTCCGATCCTGCCCTCTTGATAACTATTTCAATATTGACACTAACTACAGTGCCTATATATTGGACGATGGGACGGGGGGCCAGGGAGGATTCGGCGGCTATATCTCCACAACGGCCATGTATGGCCAGGCCTTGAGCCCGGATGTAATCTATCAGATGTATATGGCAGGGCCTGAGCCCATTACGAATATCTGGGGGTATCTGGCCTCCTTTTTCAGCCCTACAGCAGCCTATTAGTGAAATAATTCCGCGCAGGTAATAGAGTGAAATGAATTCAAGCGGAGGTTCTACCAACTATATGTTGGAGTTGGCAGTAGGGCTTATAGCAGCAGTGGTTCTGTATTTTGCCCTGGGATCTTTTCAGCTTCTTGCGACCTTTATCAATCGCTTAGAGGCCAATCGTGTGAATCTCTTGCCCTATACCTATGTCATGGATACGGGGCCGAAACAGCTTATTCAGAATCCCAATCTGGATATGGGCGTTACAGCCTATCCGTCCAGCAATGAAGCCACGGGTATTGAATTCACATATAGCTTCTTTCTGAATGTGCCACAGCAGGCCTTTGATACCACGCGCCCCAATGGATTGCAGCATATCTTTCACAAGGGCAGTCCTCTCCAGTATCCACTTCTGGGTCCCGGTGTCTATATGTTGAGTAATATCAATACTCTCCGTGTCTATATGAATACATCCGATGCTTGGAAGAATTCAGCTGATGTAGACAACTTTCCCATTGGCAAGTGGTGTCATGTAGTGGTTCTGTGCCGTTCTATGCATTTGGAGATCTATGTGAATGGAAATATCAGCAGTCGCTTAGGGTTCAATGTGGGCCCCCCCTATCAAAACTACGGCGACATCTATACATTTTCGGCACAGAAACGTGTCAGACCCGGCGATCTGCCTGTAGTAGGAAGCTGTAAGGGACAGCTGAGTCGGTTATCCTATTTCAATTATGCTCTGAGCTATTCTGAGATCAATAAATTGATGAATGAGGGCCCCTCCTCCTATATAGACCAGACCCCAGGCAGCACGACGACTACGTATTTGACGGACAACTGGTGGACAGCGGACTTTACCCAATGAGCTTTTATGGCTTCGCCATAAAAGCTTGCAAAATAGGTGTAGATCCGGCCAAGGCCGGTTAAAGCTCGCAAATAGGCTAAAATTGGCTTGAATGGGCTTTTGCGCGCAAAAGCTCGCAAAATAGGCGTAGATTTGGCTATAGCTCATAAAAGCTCGCAAAATAGGCGTAGATTCGGCCAAGGCCGGTTAAAGCTCGCAAAATAGGCGTAGCGCTCGCATCCCTCTTTTCGTGATTATTGGACCACGAAAAGAAGGAACCTAATCACAATCTATCATAGAGACCTAAGAATGCCAGGGGGAGGCCTCTTTGCACTTGTGGCCTACGGCCCTCAAAATATACTTCTCAGCGGTAATCCCGACTTTACCTTTTGGTACAAGTCCTATAAAAAATACACCCATTTTTCGGAGGAATCCGTCACGCAGCCCATGGATGGCATTCAGGAACTGTCCATTGACCAGCCCGTCCAGGTTCGTTTTAAAGTCACCCGCAATGCCGATCTGATCCGTGACATGTATTTGGTCGTGGATCTTCCCGATATCTTCTGTAAATATCTCAATCTGAATGACCCTGATATTCAACGATCCAGTCAGTTAAATTTCAATTGGACTCGCTATATCGGCTGTCAACTCATTCGGCAGATCGGATTCTATGTCGGCGGCCAGAAGATTCAGGAGTTTGATGGGCTGTATATGATCGCCAAGGCCCAGGCGGATCTGACCAATACCCAGTTCCAGAAATGGCGCAGGCTTATAGGGGATGTCCCCGAACTATATGCCCCTGCTACGGGCACCTATGCGGGCGGTTCTAATGGGGCAGGATATCCGCTTGTCTATCCTGACGCTTCAGGAGGAAACGTCAATCGTCCCTCTATCTTTGGACGTTCTCTGATGATTCCACTGCCCTTCTGGTTTACGGACAATCCCTCTATGGCACTTCCCCTGCTATCCCTTCAATATCAAACATGTGAGATTCATATCACATTTAACCCTATTAATCAGTTGTATCAGCTCTTAGATGCCAACGGATATACAGTGGCCCCTGGATATCAGTATGTTCCACCATCTCCTTTAGAGCCTATTAATCCTTCTTATATTCAGTCCAATTCGCCCTATGATAATATAGGGAACTTTTTGACGGACTGGGGAACTGTCCCCCCCCTGATTCCCACCTGGCCTCTGAGGCCCCGCATTCAGGCCACCTATGTCTATTTGACAGATGAAGAACGCACTATCTTTGCTGCTACGCCCCTTCAATATGTAGTTCGCCAAACCACTCTGTATTCATTTCCTGGACTCCTCAATCGCCAGTTTGTAGAACTCCGAACCCACAATCCCATTAATCGCATGCTTATTATTCCGAGCCGCTCTGACTCTCTCCAGTATCGGAATGAGGTTGGGAACTGGTCCAATTGGCCCGGATCGTCCACAACACGTCCCTGGATCGCCCCCGTCACATCCTATCCGGAAAATGATATTCTAAGTTCCTCTGCGACGGGCCGACTCATTCCTGTTGCAGGCCAAGAGTCCATTCTACGGACCCTACGGCTTCTGGGCGATGGCAATGAACTCCAGGAAGAGAAGCCTATTCAATACTATACGGATGTTGTCTCTTGGAAGTATTTGGATGGATCACCGGATCCCAACTTGGTCGTCTATCCCTTTGGCTTAGGGACCCCTGGCACCCAGCCCGATGGATCCCTGAACTCCAGTCGCATCCGACTCTTACAGCTGGACTTGAACCCCTATCCGTTACTCGCTGATACTAATTACTCATATAACTTTAATGTCTATGTTGAGAATCTGAACTGGGTGGGCTTCAGCAGTGGTCTGGGTGGACTCAAGTATGCCCTGTAAGTCCTTTGGTTCTCCAAAGGGGGGAGGCGTAATTAGATTCTTAACGGTATTAGAGTATAATGGATACGGTGGCAGATGTATTCAATCAGAGCATTGATTATATAAAGGGAATTAAAATACCCTCTGTATCGGATTATATTCCAGTTTGGTTCAAATCCAAATCCAAATCTGTAGACAGTTCTCAGGTGGATCTATCTGGAATAGAGGTTCGTGGTGAGCCCTTTGAATCAACAGACAATAGTATTGGAACCATAAATAGTGTAATAGGGGACGATGTGAATCCTCTTCTTATGTTTATCATCAATATCATTCTGATAATTCTATACTACATCTTCATATTCATTCTTGCCAGCATAGTGGCCAATGATTTTATCCGATCCCATTGGTTGATTCGGTTGTATGCATTTGTATTTGTATTAATTCTGTGCTATTATACATCCCTGGGCGTGTATCCTATTTCCATCTATTATACCATTTCAGCTCTCTATAATGTCTATCGGAACTACCGCGACAAACCCATAGAGCCAGAGGCCCTGAAACTGTGGCATCCCCTCCCCATTCTTCCCCAACGCTACTGCTTTTTGCCCCTTATGACAACACGTTCACAGGGAATTCTGGATATGCTGAATCCTTTTTCATATTTTACGAAAGGCGAGGATCCAACGGAACCTGTCTATGCTAATTATAAATACGAGTCTACGAAATACAAAGCCGCTTTAAATGAACTCATTCCAGGATTTGCTGAACTGAAAGGAACCTATTTTGGCACGCTTCTCAAGAAATTTTCACGGTTCTATTATGAACTTAATCAATCCTATTTGAAAAAGGAGCCAGCTGACGAAGAGGTGGAGCCCGATACAGATAATTTGAATCTGAAAGATGTTCTCAAAGGGGCGTTTGCTGGAGCCACGGATAACCCTATTGAGTTTGTCCAGAAAACATTAGGGCCTGTGCCTGTGCCTATGACCCCTACAACAGCAACCGCCACCTAAAACCCTGAACCCTTTTGGTACAGAGTGAATGAAGCCCTTCGTCTCCGTTTTGACCCCTACTTATAACCGCCGCAAGTTCATTCCTGCCGCAATTGCCATGTATAAGGCTCAACTGTATCCAAAGGATCGCATGGAATGGATCGTGCTAGATGACGGATCCGACAAGGTAGGGGATCTTTTTGCAGCCGCGGCCAAGACCATTCCCAATATTCGTTATATTCCTATGGACACGAAGCTTCTCATTGGTCAAAAACGAAACCTCTTGAATGACCATGCCAAGGGGGATATTATGGTGGCCATGGATGACGATGACTACTATCCGCCTGAACGGGTCAGCCATGTAGTCACAAAGTTTACGCAGCAACCAGCGATCCAGCTCGCAGGGAGCTCCGAGATGTATCTGTATTTCAGAAGCGACGGAAAGATTATTCAGGCCGGGCCCTATAATCCGAACCACTGCACGAATGGGACCATGGCTTACAGGCGGGCCTATATGTTGACGCATAGGTATGATGAGAAGCAGACGCATGCGGAGGAGAAGTCGTTCTTGGACGACTACAAGAACCCCATGATTCAGCTGGATCCCTTTAAGTGTATCCTGGTTATGTGCCACTCCGACAACACCTTTGACAAGAACAACTTGAGGGATTCTAAGAACCCCATGCTCAAGGACACGGCCATGAATCTAAAGTATTTTATCAAGGACAAGGGGCTTCGGGAGTTCTTTGCGAGTTGTTAAGTCTAAAGATACACGGCTCAATAGAACTATGGACGCGTCAGATCTCCACATCCCCCATCTTAAAACTCAATTATACCCCCATCAGATTCAAATGGTTTTAGCTATGAAACAACATGCTGAACGAATGACACAGGGTTTCTCCTATAACCAGGAATTGGTCAGAGGAAAACTGGGAATTGTCGCGGATCCTAATGGAACTGGGAAAACACTCACTGTCCTCTCCTATATCGCTCTCCAAGAGAAACACCAACCCACCCTGGGAGAGCTCGTGCCCCAGTCCAATCGCTATTTTTCATCTTTTCAGAGCCCTCCCCGTTCTGACACATCTGCGGTCAATGTCATTATTGTTCCAAGCCATCTCCTCAATCAATGGACCGATGAGATCGCCACGCATATGACAAGAGGATTTAAAGCCCTTGTCATTGGGAATCGGCGACTCCTCCGAGCCCCTTCCACGAGACGCTTGATAGAGACCTGTGACACCCTTGTAACGACGAATAGGGTCTGGTCAGCCCTCTATTCGTGGACCCAGGAGCACCAGATTCGCTGGCGCAATCTATTTATTGACGAGGCTGCGAGCATTCTGCTGAGTGTTCAGGATGGGATCCCTGCATTTGATTTCTTGTGGCTGATTACGGGATCCTGGGCGGCGTTCCAGGACAGGCATTCGGTGACTCCTTTGGAATCCAGTGCCTTTTATCGCCAAATTATTCCCTGGACTCATCCCCTTCGGTCCCTCTGTGTTCTCAAGAACACGGAGTCGCAGTCCTATCCCTATCCGTCTCTTGAAACCACTCGGATTGTCTGTAGACAACAGTATACCCTTTTGAATCTCCCTCCGTCTGTTCTGGGAACGAATTATGATGGCCTGACCCATGAGAAGATCCCGGGCCTCTTCCAAGCCCTGTCTATACCCACGTGGACCCAGGCCGCCCTTCAGGAACGTTATGGGCGTTCTGAACTCTTGAACTCTAAATTAAAAGACGACTGTAGTATCTGTTTGGATACGCCTAAACACCCTACCTTGTTACCCTGTTGTATGAATTCATTCTGTGGTTCTTGTATTCTGCGTCAGCTTATTATGAGTGGTTGCTGTCCCTTGTGCCGAGTGACCTTGACACTTGCTGATCTCCATCCGATCCGAGAGGACAGTTCTCAGAACACAACAAGCTGTGTAACAAAACATCAGGCCACGCTAAACTATATCAAACAATTTCAAGACCGAGCCATTCTTGTGTATATCAGTTATGAGAACATCTACTATCAGCTCCTTCCTGTTCTCGCAAATCAAGGAATCACCTGTGACCTTATTGAATCCAATGTCTATAGATTCAATAAGGCAATTGAGAATTTTAATAAAG